CAGATACTTCGTCTTCAATCTCCTCTTCAGATAGAGATTCTTTTACTAATTCACTGATTTCTTCCTTCATAGTAGAAGCAAGTATTCCTTTTGCATTCTCCGTTACGGCTTCCTCCAAATTCTTCATTTGTAGTAGTGCCTCTTCAACTAAGTTTTGTTTTTTTTCTGCCATTGTTTTAATTTTATTGCAAAAGTTTATTATGTAGTTTTCTTAATAAATATGCTGATATTAAAAAAAACACTTTTTTATTAACATTAGGCAAAAAAAAATCGGGTTTTAACCCGATTCTTAAAATTATCTGATAAAGAGAAGATATTATTCAAATACCTCGTCAATTTTACTTTCAACACACGCGGTGATTCTCCAATCGTGTGGAAAACCTTCAAAGTTTTTAGTAACCTTAGACTCAACGTCAGTAACGTTTATACCTTTAACTAATTTCTCTTCTCTAATTTTCTTAATTTTTCCTGAGTTCTCGTCAGGTAAGTCATAACTGATTTTTGCTACAAAATATTTTTCGTCCATAATGATAAAATTTAATACCCTAAATAATCGGTTAATTTTTTCATTAAGTCAAGTGATTTGTCTAAACCACCTGAAGATTCTGTAGAACCGCTTCTTTGTTTAGTTTCTTCTTCGATGTTCTCATCATATTTCATACGGTCATCTTTATTCAAGAATAAGTATGCACCAGGTGTTGACGGTGAAGAAACAAGGTCAAAACAAATTAATTCAAAATCTTCTTGAACTTCATTACGTTCACCTTTCTTTACTAACGAACCTACACCACGAGATGAAACACCCATAGTTACACCTTGTCTCATAAGGTTGGCTGCTTGGTCACCAGGACACGAAACAACACCACCTTGATGGAAACCTGGTGAAGTTAATAATTTAATCTTACCCATTAATACATTACCTTCCCACCACATATCAGTGATAAGGTGTGATACACGGTCCAAATCAATCAATGATGATTCAGGGTGGTTAAGTTCTGAGATAGATAAACCTTTATCGATAGCTTGAGAATATTTCTCAGCTTCTCTTCTTAATATTTTTTCAGGGTAGATACGACCGTTTCTGTTTGGTGTGTCGTATTTTTGTAGGACAGCATAAAATTCAAATGGTTTTGAATGGTCTAATTGTCCGTAAGATTCTTTAATAACTTCGGCGTTTCTTCTATCGTTTGGATTGATAAAACCTGCGTCCCATTCAATCAATATACCTTTACCTGTATCGTTTGGACCTAATATTTTCATGTCTTTTTATTTTATAAATATCTTAGATTCCTAAATGAACGTCCCACTCAGTTATTTTAATTGGTGTAACTCTTAGTAAATTGTTTATTTTATCTACGATAGACATTTTATATTTATAAGCCAATTCACTATCATCACCTTCACCCGACCAAAAAACATAATTGTTTGCAAAATTGGTTACGTCTTGTCCTTCATATATTACTTTACCAATATTTACGTGAACGGTAATGTCTTCATCTTCTATACTACCTTCCATAAAAACCTGATGTGGTATAATGATTGAATCTTTCCACCCATATTCATATGAAAATTTAGATGGGTCTATCATATTATTAAGGTTATCCAAAAGCGTATTTGCTTCGGATAACCTTTTTAATTGTTTCTCTGTTATTAAGATTTTCACTTTTTACCTTTTAAGATAAATATGTCACACTTTTTCTTTTTTTGTTTTGTGTAATGTGAAGTATTTTGAATTCATAAGTGGATAGGTATAGATTGTCTTAACGACACTTTTTATTTTTTCTCTTAATAGTATAGATTTGAATTCCATATGTTCTTTCATGAATAAAGTAATCTCTAAATTCATAAAGCTACGTTTACCTATTTGAATACCACTACTTCTTAAGTCTAAATCTACAATATTATGTTTTTCAAATATTAATGGGTCTACTGTTTCTAATAAGTGGTGTTTTATATCTCTTTCCATCATCCCCGTCACTCTTTTCCAATTTTCCATTTCTTGTGTTGGTTCTACCCAACTTTGTATTACGATGTAGATTGATTTTAATTCTTTAGCATCCACAGTACCGTAACTACATTTAGCATTCTCAAAACCTTTCAGTTGTGAGGTTTTACCTTTTTTCATATATTTTCTGTTCTCATATAAGTTTATTTGTACAGAAATTATAAACAATAAATGGGTCGTAGTCAAAATATTGACTAATTAAAGATATTTATATATATTAAGGACACATATGATTATAATAAAAGTAGGAAAAAACGAGAATATTGAACGAGCATTAAAACGCTATAAGTATAAGGTTTATAAAACCAAACAGCTAGAAAATATTCGTGAGAATAGGTATCATGTAAAAGATACAGAAAAAAGAAGAAAACAAAAACAAAAAGCCGAGTATATACAAAAAATAAAGGGTTCAGAAGACTGAACCCTTTTTTATTACTTATATATTATATTATTACAAACCTTGTTCTAACTGTCTTAACTTATATAGTGATACTAAAGATACTTCAGATTCATTAATTTTCTCAATAGTTTTTTCAACCTTTTCAGTAAGTTCATCATCAGTAGATTCATTTAACTTAGTATTAAGTTTTTCAATAACTACTAATTTAGACTTTTCAATCTCCTCAGTTAATGATTTCTTATCCAATGATAAAAGAGTTTTTAATTCTTGTTTTTCTTCTTCAGAGATATTTCCAAACTCTCTATTAAATGTGTTTGTTGCAATTTTTAACATAGAACTTAAAGGAATATTAACAGATTCAGATACTGTTTTTGTAACTTCTTGTTTTGAAATAGTATTTTTAATTCTGTTTTTACTTTCCAATACTTGCTCTAAATTCTTAACACTTGAATCATAAACAACTGAATCGATGTCTTTGTAATTGTTTTCAGATTGGGTTTTTACATTTTCAGAAACCCACATATTAATCTCTTTGATTTTTTCAGTATTTGAAGAAACAATATTTTTAATAGTTTCAATACTTTCATTTACATAATCATCAACAATGTCTTTAGATAAACCTTTGTTTTTTGATAGTTCATCATAAAGAAAATATGCTTCGGCAATTCTCTTGTTTTCAAGAATGTTTTTCTTAAAAGATTTCATATGGTTTTTAAATGATGATTTACCATACGATTCTGTCATTAAAGACTCTATATTAGATTTTATTTGACCAAACTTATTCATAATGTTTTTTATTATAAATATTACTCATCTAGTAATGTTTTCAATTTGTCTTCAATTTCACCCAAAGATTTACGTCCTTTAGATAGGTCCAGTTCAGTTATACCATTAATCATATCATCTTCCAATATTAAATTAAGGTCTTTATCTTTAATACTTTCAGGTGTTATATCGCCACCCGTATCACCGCCTTCAGGTGCTCCACCAATATCACCACCAGTATCTGCAGCCTCACCACCTAAGTCTCCACCTAAATCACCACCTAAGTCTCCACCTAAATCACCACCTCCGAAGTCAGAACCTCCACCACCAAATCCAGTGTCAGCAGGTTCAGTAGTTTCTCCTTCAGGTGCACCACCTTCACCAGGTTTGTTTCCGTATAACTTATCGATGTTTGCAAAGATACCTGTCTTAGAAATAACTTCAGGTGTTTTTTCAAGTTCAGAAGCAACTGCTTTCTCAATACGTTGTTGTTGTATGTCTAATTTAATTTCTTCATCTGAGAATCCAAGAATGTGTTTCTTAGCCCATGATGATGAAACAGGTTGAATACCGTTTCCTGGGTCAGAAACCGCATCTCTATATAATTGAATCTTAGTTTGCCACTGTTCAACTTTAAGTAAGTCTGCTTGAGTTGATGGGTTAGTTAAACCTAATGTAAAGTTATTTAACTCATCTTCAAAACCTAATAAGTATAAGTGAATGATGGCAATCTTATTTAACTCTTGTATCATAGATTTTTGAATTCTATTGATTGTTCGAGCAAAACGAATGTCTTGTAATGCCAAGTTTTTACCGTCACCAACAACCTCCTCAAAACCTAAGAATGCCTTTGGTACACGAAGTGCTGTTAATAGTTTCTTTTGGATATATTCAATATCGGCAATCTCTGATAAGTTCTGTGCACCTGGTAAAGTGTCGATAGGGTTTGGAGCGTTAGGGTCACGAACAGGGATAAAGTAATCTTGGTCTACCGCCATTTGGTTATATCTTAAGTCAATATTACCATTATTTGGGTCAGCAATTTGGTCACGTTTGAACTTATTGGCAACTCTTTGTACATACGGTTCAACATCTTTATCGTCCATGTTACCCACGAATACTTTAAACACCCTTCTTTCAGGTGCTCTCGATGTTCTATAGATTAACATAGCATCTTCAGAAAGGATAAGTTGTTTCCAAATTCTTCTACCTTTCTCCAACATAGATGTACCATAAGGAAGTTTACGGTCATCACCTAATAATCTAAAGTGAGCGACCTCCCACGTATTAAATGCCAAATCTTTATTTTGCCATAAAAACTTAAGTGAGTCATTGTCAGTATCAGATGAATTCCTTTCGGGCTTAATCTTCATACCTCTTTCTTGACGAGTAATCTCAATGTTTGGTAATTGTTGAGCACCCATCACACCTTTTTCAGGGTCTAATTTGAGGTAGACAAAATTATCCCCATATTTACAAGTATTTCTTGTCCACATAGGAAGATTAGTAGAGATATCAAGTCTATTGTTGAATAGGTCAGCAAGGACTGATTTAATTCGTTTGCTTTCTGAATAAATTTGTAATACATATCCGTCTTCATTTGTTGTTGTTGATTCTTCTGAGTAAATGTCAAGGGCTGCAGAAATCTCAGGAGTATACTCCATACTCTCATAATCATAAAAAGACGCCAGTCTTGTTGGTTCATAATAAACAGCTTGAGTGTATAAGTTGTTCTCAATCTTCTGCCATTGTTGACCAAGATATAAAGTTTGTTGTGCTTGTAACTTCTCCCTTTCGTATTCTTGCTTGTTCGGTGTTTTTAAAAGTTCTTTCTTATCAAACTTAAAAACAGGGGCTTGTTGGTCCAATGTTGAATCGGGACCGAATACCTTAGTAAGACGTTGCCATATTGTATAATTTTCTGCCATGCTCCTTTTTTAGATAAATAGTAACATTATTTGAATTAAACTAAATAATTAAAATCTTCCAAATAACCACGAGTTGTTTTGATAATCCTGTTTCGTGGCTTCACGGTTTATCCTATGGTGATTAACCCCACCAGGTAATACAGGTACACCTGGATTAAAATCATTAGATGTATTCTTAACTGGTGTTTCATTAACCATCCAACTTTCCATCATGGCTTTAGTTTGTTCGGTAACTTTCTCTAATTGTGTAAATGAATTCTCACCCACATAAATTGCCATAGCAATTGCCATGATAAGGTCATCGTGTTGACCCTTTTGGTGGTCAGGTCTACCATTGACATAGACAAAGGTATTTAACTCGTTTAAAAGTCTTGTAGAACGTATTGCAAAGTTGTGTCTTAATGACTCTTCAAACGCAGCAACAATCTGAACACGTTTACTGTTAAAGTTCAACCCTGGTATCTTTTCATTTACCTTTGGATTATACTTCCATTTATCAGCGGCGTTTACTCCTTCAACGTATAAATTTTTATAGTTCATTTCTTGAAGTTTACGTGATGTGGAAACACCCATACCACCAGTGATATCAATAACAATAAATGCGTTATACATTGTAGCCCATTTAAATGCAATTTCAGCAACAACGTCAGGTGGTACCTTACCTAAGTATTCCAATACCTGTTCCCTTTCGTCAAAGTCTATAATTGTAAATGTCGTGAAATCCTCACTATCACCACGAGAAACGTCAATACCCATAATGTATTTATGACCTTGTACAGGTTCTTTCCATTGCCATAATGCACCTCCCATAAATTTATTTTCGGGTTTTCTTATAAATTTTTCTTTAATAACTTCAATCGTTTCATTTGGGATAACGTTATCCCCTGAACCCAAGAAGTTACATTCCAATTCCTGTGCGATTTTTCTTCTATCGAATTTAAGTTTCTTAGCCATACCTTCGAACCATGAAGAATAAGCTTTGTATCCATCTAATAATTTTTCTTTAATCTCCTCATAGTTCCTTTCACGAGGATGTACGTTAGAATAATCTATAGTGATTTCACTGTCGTTATAATCCTCACGGTTTAGTAAATAATGAACTATGTCTTTACACTTAATGAGTTTGAAGTCCTTCGCATAACGAGGGTCACGATACCAAAACATTTCAGTTATTTTGAAATCGTTCATACCTCTTAAAGCTTGGTCGTAAATGGTATAATAGATAGGGTCAAATCCGTTAGGGGTAGATATTACAATTACTTTACCACCCGTAGAAAGTGATGCCATACACGCAGACCAGAAGTCATCATCCGCATCAATAAAGGCTGCCTCATCAAAAATAAGGATTGTAGGGGTATAACCACGAAGTGCATCTTTTGATGTCGCAACGGCTTTTACCTCACATCCATTTGATAGTTTGAAATGTCGTTGTGAATTTTTCTCTGCAGAAAATGTGATACCAAACCATGCTGGCCATTGGTCAACAAAAGACCTAACCTTATTTGCAAACTCCATTGAGGTATCCAATTTGTTTGCAATGATTAGAATTTTCTCAGGTTTCTTTTTAGAGGCGGTAACCAACTTTTTAGATGACCACGCAGCGGTAACTGTTGATACACCCGCTTGACGATACTTTAAGGCGATATTTTCCTCATAAGTGTCGTAATCATTAATAAGATTAATTTGGTCAGGAAATAATTCTAACGGAACGTATTGTGATTGAGTGTTATCGTAAGTTTGTAGATAGGTTTTTAACGCGTAAGGAGTATCTTTTACACATTTGGCATATTCCAATAAAGCTTGTTCACGTGATAAACCCATCTATACATAATAATTCTATTTTATGATAAAGAAATACCTAAATCACCCAAGAAACCTGCAAGACCGTCATCATCATCGTCCTCATCGTCATCATCAAATTGAGACATCGCATCTTCATAATCTTCAGCTTTCAACTCTTCAATGATTTCATCAACCATATTGGATACAATCTTCTTTCCTTCATCTGAACCTGATAAAATCATCTTAGCAACCTCAAAAAATTCTTCAGTTGTAAGTGCTGAGAAACGAGAGAATAAATAATTTTGAATTTCTCTCATATCGTCTTCATATAACTTATCAGGATATGCTTGAGTAAACTTTTCCCAAATAACAGGTCCTAAACGTAAATCCCATATCTCATAAGGTAGAGTATCTGTTTGACTCATTACCATATCTGCGGCTTTAGGGTCGTCAGGTAATCCTTGAGTACCCATTACCTCATATACACCCTTCACAAGTTCGTGAACCAAAATAGGGAAGAATAATCCCTTGGCTTTAATTGTTGGTGGGTCAGTAGTTTCGTCAACTTCTTCTTTACCTTCCATACCTTGTCCACTTTGTGCTGCGTTCATAACCATTTGGTCAGGTAAAATCCAATACAATAAATCATTAATAGACATTAACACACCATAAAGATTTAACAACTCAGGGTTAATGGTGTTTAATTGTTCTTCAACTAAGTGGAACATGTAATGTCCTTTTTTAGACGCTCCCTGAATTAGTGAGTTAATAAAACGTCTTTTAGCCTTTTCTAAATCAAACACTTCAAAAGCAGCCATGAAGTTTTCTAAATCATCTTCAGCTTCATCTTCAGAAACACCGAATTGTTCAACAACATCTTCATCATCTAATTCTTCTGAGTCTGTTTTCATACCCGACATATCAATTTGTCCAGGCATAGATGTTAACTCCACATCGTATTGGAAGGCATCGTCAGGTAGTGACATTTCTTGTTTTACTAAATCAACAGCCAATTGTTCCAAATAACCTTCGTTGTTTGATTCAATCTGTTTTACCTTTTGAACCGCTTGCATCATCATCATTTGCAAGTTCATAAGTTGATTTTGACTGACCTCTTGAACACCAGTATATCTTTTTACCTTTTCAACAACATCCTTAAATCTTTTAGAAGCAATAAGTTGTTCAAATGAATTATCAAATTCATCATCATCTTTACGAGGTAATGCAGGGTTATCAGACATTGGAGTCTCACCCTTCTCTAATTTTGACTGAATTCCTGGGTCCATTCTTTCAGGACCATCATATTCGATTTGTTCTTTTACGTTCTTACTCATCTCTAAATGTAATATTTAAGTTGTCAAATTTAAGGAAACTTGGTATCTCAACTTCACCACTAGCCTTAGGAGCTGGCTTATGTTTTGGTTTATAAGGACTCTTTCTATCAGGTTTTGTACGTGTAGGAGTTTTAACAGGTGCTTCTTTAGTACCTGGTGACATTTCCAATAAATCTTTCTTCGTCATAGTAGGTTTCTTGTAATTCTTAATCAAAGATACAATACTTTCTTCTATTTGTCTAACTCCCTTTTCAAAAGATTCATTTTGTGTCTTAACGTCACTAACACAACGCTCAAACTTATCTTTTTGTTTTCTAGTGTAGTCTTCTTTTTTCTTACCTTCTAATCCTAATGATGAAGTACAAACCGCCCATGGGTTATACCTACCTTCTTTCTTTTTACCTTCAAACATACCTAAAGTAGTAATAGGTGTTTTCATTTTTGAAGGTTTCTTTTTTCCTTCATCGATACCCATACCATCATCCATTTTTTTATCTTCTTCAGGATTTACACCATAGTTCGATGGTCCGTATTTGTTACCTTCAGGATTTGGGTCTTCATTAGGGTCAACACCCGCCATTTTATCTAAATCATTAGATATTTGACTTTCACCCAATTCACCATCTAAATCAATATCAACATCGTAAGGGTCAACATCTCTAACGGGTTCAAACATTCTTACCATAGCAGAATAGTACTCAGGGAAATAACTTCTCAAATATCTTCTTTTTGCATCATCCACTAAACCATGATAGTCTGATTCGTATTCTTCCCAATCATCCCAATAGAAATCAACAGCCTCTTGAGCTGCAGATTCTAATCTATCATCAAAAGGACTTGGCATTGTTTCAGGTTCACCCATATCACGATGAATAGAAGCATTCATAATGTTTTGGTCTGAAGAACCCCATTCATTTAATTCTTCCTCACCTAATTCTTGTGATAA